TATAATTTATACAATTTTTTTATAGTAAATATTTATAAATGTCATGTAATATTCACAAATTAAAAAAGTTGGAGATTCTGGTGTCATTTACAAATGAAGATAAACAAGAACTTAAAATTGAAATAAAAGAATTAATTGAAAATAATAATAATAATATATTTCTTAATCAATATGTAGAATTATTAACAAAATCAAATGAAACAAATGGTATTTTAATTAATGAAATGAAAATTGTTACTGAAGAAATGAAAACAATATCAACAGAAATAACAAATGGTATGGCTACATTATTGAAACAAAATAATGAAAAAATAATTCAAATGCATAAAGATATTTCGAGTAAAGAAGGTTATCTACCAAAAATATCTACAGAAATAAAATATCTTTGAGTACCAATGATTGGAATTTTAGGAGCATTAGGTATATTAATAGCAAAAATTATGGCTGGTGCTACATAAAATATATAAAAAAACACTTGCATATTACCATCCTTTTTATTAAATTATAGTATTAATAAAGAGGATTTGTTTTTATGAGTAATTTATATTTTGAACCTAAAGAACATTTAATTATGACTTCATTAACAGGTAGTAGATTATATGGAACATTTCATAATGAATCAGATTATGATTATGTTTCTATTTGTGTACCACCAGTTAAACAATATATTAGTAATGCAAATTTTAATCAAACTCAAAAAATTACTGATGATTTAGATACCACAATTTATGATTTTAAAAAAGCAATTAAATTAATTACAGAAAACAATCCTAACATGATTGAATTGTTATATGTACCAAAAGAATTTTTGACAAGTACAAAATATTGGGATAAAATCATTGAACATAGAGATTGGTTTTTATCAAAAAGATCAAAATTTTCATTTGGTGGTTATGCTTTTGCTCAATTAAAAAGATTAAAAGGTCATAAAAAATGGTTAGATAAAACTCCTACAAAACCTACACGAATTCAATTCGAATTACCTGATCATAAAAATATCAAAAAGGAACACGAAAAAGCCTTATTATCTTTACCTAATGAATATGTTAGTGATAATTTAAAACCAATTATCAATAATGAAAGAATGTATAGAGATGCGATGAGATTGTGGACAGATTATCAATCATGGTTGAAAAATAGAAATCCTAAAAGAATTGCATTAGAACAAAAAATTGGATATGATTGTTACATTGATGGTACAGAATTTTTAACTAAAGATGGTTGGAAACATTATGATAAAATAACTAAAAATGATAAATTAGCAACTGTTTTTTTAAGAAATGTTACTGGACGTAAATTATTTTCATTAGAATATCAAAATTATGTAGATAGATTTGATGGAATATTTACAGGCAATTTATATAAATTAAAAGGATATCATATTGATTGTAGAGTTACTCCAAATCATCGAATATTAACAATTAATAATAATGAAAATAAATTTAAAGCAATTTCTTTATTACCAGGTAGATTTTCTATATTGCGTACAATAACACCTAAAACGAAAACATTTAATACTCAACATTATTTTGATGATATTGAATTAAATAGAATGGAATTTTTAAGATTAATGGGTTGGTATTTAAGTGATGGAACTACTTTATTTAATAAAAATAAAATACCAACATCTATTCGTATATCACAATCCAAATTAAGTAATATGTTAATAAATATGAAAAAATACACAACCAGAAAAGGAAATATATTTAAATTATATACATATCAAAGAGAAGGAAAAAATTTTCCGGAAAATATTCTTAATATAAATAATAAAAAAATAGTAAATAAATTATTTAATAATTGTGGTCATGGTAGTTATTTTAAAAGAATACCTAGATGGATTTATAATTTATCTGTTAGAGAAATGGATCAATTATTAAATGGATTAATTGATGGAGATGGAACCAAAAGTAGACCAGATAATTCTATAATTTATTATTCTGCTTCAAAAAAATTAGCAGATGATGTAATGGAATTAGCATTTATGTGTGGATACGAAACATCATTATATGGTCCTTATAAATCTACAGGATTTAATAAAGAAATATCAATGTATCATGTACATATAAATAAAACAAGAAAACAAATTAAAGAAATGACAAATAATAATATTAAAATCGAATCAGTGAAAAATCAAAGAATATATTGTTTTACTGTTCCTAACGAAACTCTTATTACACGATTTAATGGACACATTTCAATTCAAGGAAATTCCAAACATGCTATGCATTTATATAGATTATTATTGATGGCTATTGAAATTTTAAGAGATGGTGAAATTATTGTAGATAGAAGAAAAAATGGAACTGATAAAGTTTTAAAATCTATTAGAAATTGTGAATGGTGTTATGAAAAATTAATTGAAAATGTTGAAATGATGCAAAGTTATATTGAAGAATTATATTTAACTTCAACATTACAAAAAGTACCTAGAGTAAATAAAATTGATGAATTGATGATAGATATTATAAAAGAATATGATAAGGATAATTATGGAAAATAAGAAAAAAGTTTATTGTAGACATTGCATTCATTTTAAAGAATTATATTTTGAAACTTTTAATAAATCATTAGAATATTATGATTATTTACACGATAAAATTATTTGTACTGGATATAGTAGAAATCCTAAAGTATGTTTTAAAAACGTAAAGTATTTTATAAATATTTTAAATGATCCAATCGATTCTAAAAAAATAACAATAATAGAAAATATAAATTATCCAGAAAATTTGAATAAAAATAATGATTGTTTATATTATAAGACTAGATGGATGATGATTAAGAATTTTTTTAAAAGGAGTAACAAATAATGAATTTTGATGATTTTGAAATAGGTGACGAAGTATTATTACCATTTGATGAAGAAGGAACTGTTGTTAATAAACGATTATATTTATGGGCAGATAAAATATATGTAAGAATAACAAAACCTACTTTAAGTGATTATAATGAGATTACAGATTTCTTACCAGAAAGAATTTTAGGTAAAAGAATAAAAACACGTGATTTAGAATCATTACCATCAATGAAAAATGCAATAATTAATACAAAAGAAAAGGAGTAAATAATGTATAGTATAGCAAAATGTATAAAATCAAGATATCCAGATATATGTGAAGAAGGAAAATGGTATGTTTATATATTTGATGAAAATAGTGAAATAAAAAATTGTTATGATTTATTTATTGGAAAAGACAAAATTTTACATAAAGCATTTACACTAAATTCTAGTTTTGATGCAAATAATATTATTACAATTGGTGATTCTATAACTATAGGTGGAACTGATATTGGAACATTTGAATGTTTTAGACCAAATTGTAGTTTTCCTTTTGGTGTTCTTTTTCAAGGTGATCATAAAATTTTTTATTCATCTCAAATATTTAAAGTAAAAAAAATAACAAATATAAAAGTATTAGTTGATAATAAATTAACATTAGAAAAAAATATTGGTGATAATATAGAATTTTTAAATTTAAATATATCATTAAAATAGGAGTTTAAATGTCTGGAGTGAAAAATGATAACAATAAAAGACAATGACATTTATTGCCAACTCAACCAATTGAAGATATAGTAGATGTTCTAGAATTTGGTGCAAATAAATAAGAACCAGATAATTGAAAATTTGTTGAACCATGAGATATTAGGTATTATAATGCGGTTCAAAGACATTTAAAATTATGATTTCAAGGATATAAAAACGATGGTGATGAATCAATCTGGAAATAAAAAACAAGAATTAATTAACAAAAAAGATAAATCTGGATTAAGCCATCTTGCTCATGCAATGTGTTGTTTAATATTTTTATCTTGAAGTGAAAAAATAGGTAAATCAAGAACTTGAATTGATGGTCAAAATAATAGTTCTAAAAAAAATAAAGAATAATTTTAATAAATAAATATTTAATAAAAAGGGAACAAAAAATTTATGCCACTTCATACATTTAAATGTGATATTTGTAAAGAAGAAGAAGAAATTTTAATACCAATGAATAAGTTATATGATAAAAAAAATTGTTTAAAATGCAATGGTATAAATACAATGGTAAGACAATTTCCTAAAGTTTCAAAACCTATCTTTAAAGGTAGTGGATTTTATGAAACTGATTATAAAAAGAAAGGAAAGAATTAAAATGTCCGATGAAACTGAACAAATTGTTGATAATAATAATGAATCTGTTTATTTTAAAAAACTTGGAGGAAGAAAATTTGTAACTCTAATGATAGCAACATTTTTTTATGCTATAGCTTTTACTCTTTCATTTATTTTTGATAAACCTTCATATTGAACTTATTTAGCAGTATTAACAAAACCATATATTTGATTAATAATTGGTTATTCGAGTATAAACATTGTACAAAAAGGAATTGCTTTATTTAATAAATAATATTAAGAAAGAGAAAAGAAGATGAAGTATTATTTAATTCCGAAAGAGGAAAAAGATTTGGATATCATTTCAGAAAAATGGTGTATCGGAGGAGAATTAGAAGATAATAAATTCTTCAAAGGAAAAGCGTGGAAAATCTATTTAGAATTAATAAATAAATCAACACCAAAATTAAAATTACTAGATTTTTATTGTGTAAAAAATAATTATGGAAAAGTATTAAAATGGTATTCTTTTAAAAAAATACTAGATAAAAGAACATTACTTAAATAATATAAGGAATAGAATTATGAATATCGATAAAGAAAAAACTACTTGGATTCCTACTGGAAAAATTGTTAAAATTATCAATCCATTAACAAAAAAATTACAAAAAGTTGAACGTGGAGAATTAGTTAATTTAAAAAGAAGATTTGAAACAAAAATCTGTAAAGAATTGAGTATTACAAAAGGACAATTAAAAAGAAAATTAAAAAAGTCCTTTGAATTTACAGAAGAATATACTAAATTATTGAATGATTTTTATGATGATTTGAAAGTATAAAAATTAAAAAGAGGTTATAATTATGGATTTATTATTTGATATAGATGGTGTTTTAAGAAATTATATATTTGCTGTTTATAAAACATTAAAATACCACCATCCAGAAAAAGTACCAAGTAAAGAACCAAAAATTAATTGTTGGGATTTTGCTGAAAAGTTTTATCCTGAATTTGATAAACAAGAATTATACCATTTAATTTTTAATAAATATGCGAATATGACCTATTATAGTTTTGCTAGAGTATTTTGGTGGGTTGTCGAATCAATCAATGAATTAAAAGATGTTGAAAGAGTTGATAGAATTTTTTTAAGAACACACCAACCAGATGCTGGTTTAGTTCCTACTATCAATTTTATTTTACATCATAAAATTTATAATGATGGAATATTTTTTACTCATGCTAATGTGAAAAAAAATATTATTCCTAATTCAATTTTAATAGATGATAAATATGAAAACATTATTGATCATGGAATCGAAACAAGTATAGTTATTAAAAGATTGTGGAATCAAAAATATAAAAACGAATTCAAATATATAGCATCAACTAAAAAACAATTAATAAAACACGTAAAAGAAATTATAAATAACAACAATAAGGAAAATAATTATGCATGGAGATGTTAAAACTATTATAAAAAGAAATTTTGATAATTTAAAAGAATCAACAACTTATTATGGTGATGGTTTTGATAGCACAACAGAAGATTTGGTATCAAAATTATTGAAAGAAGGTTATACAATTCATGACCAATACAATCGTATATTTGATGGATTTCATGAAACAAATTATGTCATGATTAAACAAAATGAAAGTAATCTATCAGAGGTGCAAATTTTAAACGATTAACAAAGGAATTATTATGAAATTAAATTTATCAAAAACTTGAAACGGGTTAGCATTTTGTGTAAGAAAAACAAATGGACAATATGTAGTAATTAATTATAAAAAATTATCAAACAATCAATCAAAATTGATAATTTATAAATCCGATAATTTAGGAGTTGTGATAGATTTTAAAAATCCATTATTGAAAAAAACATTTTCTGATTATAATGAAAAATATTTAGATGATACAATTAAACAATATATTGGTGAAAAAATAAAAAAACCAAAGAAATCTAAAACAACAAAGAAAGTTTCAGAACCAAAACAAATTATATCTTTACCTATGAAAAAAGATTTGATAAAATCATTAAAAGATATTAATAAAGAATATTAAACAAGAGGTTACTATGAAAAAGAAACAAGTATTTAGTGATACACAATTAGAAAATTTGTGGACTGCTTATAACAAATTAGTTCATACTTATATTACATCTAATAAAATTAAAAATATTGATAAAATGTTTGAAGATATTAGTGAACAAATGACCATGTCGCCATGTTCAACTAGATACCATGGAAATTATATGGGAGGATTATTAGAACATTTAATTGATGTTATTGGTGCAGTTATTTATGTAAGAAATTATTTTGTTAAAATGAAATTAGATGAAAGTAAATTACCATCAATAGAATCTTGTGTATTTGTTGCGGCCTTTCATGATTTAGGAAAAATAGGAGATGTTGGTTTTGATCAATATGTACCAGAAACTTCTGAGTGGCATAGAAAGACTTTGAATCAAAAATATAAAATGTCTCAAAAAGTTGAAGCTTTACATCATTCCGATGGTAGTGCTTATTTGTTAGCAAAATATAATATTCCAATGAGTAGATCAGAATTTCAAGCTATTATTTCACATGATGGGGCGTATCATCCAAAAAATAGAATTCGAGAATATGAACATAAAGTTGAATTATTAACTAGAATAGTTAGAGAAGCCGATATGTTATCTTTAATTTATAATAATAGAAAATATTTTACAGATGAAGAATTGAGAAATTAATTAAAATAATGCTTGTTTTATATTAAATAAAGTGTTAAATTATAGAGATATTAAAAATAGGGTCGACAGGCTTAGTATAGTTCTAACGTAACTATAAACGTGGGTTCAAATCCCACCGACCTTACTTATTTAAATAAAAGGATTAAATAATGATTTATTGGATTATAACAACAATTATATTAGTAGGATTATCAGTTATATCAATATTAGATGATATTAGAAGAAAAAAAATCATAATTTCACTCGAAACCAATATAAATTCTATTGAAGATTCATTTGAAATAACTAAAGAAACATTAAAAAATATAAATACAGATTTTAATATATTAAAAAAACAATTTGATGAACAATTAATATTATTAAATGAAGTTTTAGCCGATGACGAAACACAAAGAAAAAATGTAATTTTAATCAAAGATAAATTTGATGAACAATTTAATTTAATGGAAAAACTTGCAAATTTTTATAATCAAATGTTAGATAAAATGAAAAGTTTAGATAACATGAGAGGTTATGAAACTCAAGATGATTTTGGTGTATTTTTTAAATATGTTAAACAATCGTTATATGAAATACATGAAATATATGAAGAAGTAGAAATAGAAGTAGAAGCAAAATAAAAAAGATAAATAAATTATTATCTACAGTTTTATTTTATACAAAAAGTTATTAATTTTTTACCAATTTAACTTTAAATAAAACAAAGGATGATAATGGCGTATTTTGGAAAACAACAAGAAATATCAATAAGAAAATATATTAAAACAACCAACAAATTTCAAAAAGAAAAGATATACAGAGAAGAATTAGAAGTTGCTTTTGAAAAATTGGTTGAAAGTATAATTGGTATTTATGGTAAAAAGTATAATATTTTTGATACTGGTTTAGATTTTCATACTTTAAAATTAATGGGATTATCTTATATTTTTCATAAAATGGATAAATTCGATCCTAATAGAATTAATGATAAAGGCCAGCAAATAAAAGCATTTTCATTTTTTGGTACAATACTTCGTAATTATTTTTTAGAAATAAAACAAAAATTTGATATAGAAAAAAGAAGAAAATTAGATATATATAATACGGATTTGATGGAACATTATTTACCACAATTATCATATAATGAAGAATATATACCACACGAAAAAATCTTTTTAGAAAAAATAATAAAATGATATGAATCACATTTAAATAAATTATTTACAAAACCAGATGATATAAAAATAGCTCAAGCAGTTATTCAAATAATGAAAAATGTTGATCAAATAGAATGTTTTAATAAAAAATTTATATACATTCAAATTAGAGAAATAACAAACATTAATTCAAATCATAAAATCACCCCAATACTTAAAAAAATGAAATGTTCGTATAAACATTTACGACGTAATTTTAATAATTATGGTGAAATTTTATCTGGTAGTTTATCGATATAAATTATTTTTTAATAAAATATTTATTATTGTAAGTAATAACTTGGAGAAATAAAATGAAAGAAGAAAGTCAAAATAGTAAAGTTTTAGAAACTAAATTATTTGACGATAAAAATGTTAGTAGTTTTTTAAAAGAAATTTATACTACCATTAAATCAGAAGGTGATGATATAAAAGATTTAATGAATGATATTGGTAATTTAATAAGTGATGATACCAATGAAGAAATGATTGGATTTATAGGACCAGTATTAAAAGATTTATTAGATGTTTCAGTAAAAAATAATGAACAATATATAAAATTAGCAACAACAATTCAAAAATTCTTAACCATTGATAGTAAAATAAATACAAAAGGAAAAGGCATTGACAAAACTGGTGATTTTATCGTTATATCAGATGAAGAAAAGGAACAATTAAAAGACATTAAAAAAGCTAATTTATTAATAGATCAAAAGAAAATAGAAATATCAGAAAAATTACAGGTATTAAAATAATGCAAGAACGAGATATTGAAATTACTAAAAATAGACTTGATAGATTAATAAAAGAATATCAAAGTTATGTTAAAGAATTAAAAGATGTTGAATGAAAAATTGTAAGAAAAAGAAAAGATATTGAATTAACATGTAATGATTTAGGTATAGAATTTACTAAAGATGAAGATACAAAATAATAACATAATTACAAATTCTGAAGATTTTTTTAATAATGTCAATGAAGGATTATCAACGGATATAAAATATTTCAATGCTCAAGTTATCGAATATCCAGAAAACGAACTTCCAGGTTCTATTTATTTTAGAATATTTAATTATGATAATTCATCAGCAATGGAAAATGAAAATTTATTTATTGCATTGCCTTTTAATTCAAATTGTTTTACAAAACCAGTTCCAAATCAAATAGTAAAAATAATAAATATTCAAGGTCAATATTTTTATTCTGGTTTATCTAAAATTTCTGACAATGAAAATGGTGATTTTATATTTGATTTTTCAAATACGAATGAAATGGGAACAGATGATAAAGCAAATTCTCAAAATTATAAAGATTTATTTTCAGGAGATTCTCAACCAAAACAATCAAATAATTATGATTTAAAGGGATTTATACAAAGTAATATACCTCCAATAAAAGAACTATCAGGAGACACAATATTAAGTGGTTTAAATAATAATAATATAGTATTGAGTTATGATACAGAAGGTAAACCAATTATCTCAATTGTAATAAATAGAGATGTACCAGAATATGATTTTAATTCTAATGGTTTTTTTATATATGGAAATTTAAATATTGATAAAGATTTTATAATTAGTTCGGATAGAAAGAATCATGTACCAACGAATGAATTAGACGGTTCTGTAGGTGTTTTAAATTTAGATAAGATTAGAATCAACGCAATTAATGGTTCTATATTGATTTCAGGAAAAAAAGAAATAATATTAACATGTAACAACGATATAAACATAGATAATAAAACAGTTACAAATATAAATTCACCAAAGATAAATTTAGGAGAAGATGCTAAAGAACCTATTGTAAAAGGAAACGAATTAAAGAAATTACTTGAAAACTTAATTGATGAAATTACATCTCTAACTGTATTAACACCTCAAGGTAAAAGTTCAATACCTGTTAATACTCCAGCATTAAAAAATTTAAAAAGAAAAATAAATAAAATTTTAAGTACACAAAATAATACAAAATAAAGGAATTTTGATATGGAATAAAATAAAAAATCAGTAGAAAAATTAATAGAAATTATTACAATTAAAGTTAAACAAGATTTAATGAAAGAAATTAAATTAGAAATAAGAGAAGAAATTAAATATGCTTTTTCTCTTATAAATGAACAAACTCAAGTTAAATCAGAATCAAATCAACAGATAATTGAATCAACTCCTTTTAAAGCAGGTAGTATTAAAGAAAGATATAAAACTGCTTTAGAATCACAAGCACAAAATCAACCAGATTTATTGTCTGGACATAAGGCAATTTTAAATCCAGAATCAGAAAAAGGTAAACATTTGACTGAAGTATTAACTAAAGATTATAGTAAAATATTAAAATTAATGGTGCCAGAAGTAGAAAGATAAAGATGTTAAATAAAGTAAAATTACAAAAAACATTATATAATTATTTAATAGAATTTAGAAATGATCCGAATGAAGCTGCATCTGAATTAGCAGATATTATTGATGAATATGTAAAATCTGCAATTGTAAAAAGTGCTGGGACATTAATAATACCACCAAGTACAATTCAAGTAGTAGGAATATCTGGAGTATCTACAAACGTACAACCAATAGTAATAAATAATATTCAAAATAAAGGAAAATTATATTAATGCCTATTTTAAGAAATTATACTGGAAGTTTAGATAATAATGTTATTAATCAAAATGTTAATGAGAATGGTATTGGTATTAATTATCCATGTATTGGGGATGAGAAAAGACCTTTTGTTACAAATTATAGTACAATAGAAGTTGCAAGAAGTAATATAAAATTATTATTTGATACTCAAAAAGGTGAAAGATTGATGAATCCTGATTTTGGTATTGATTTAATAAAATTTTGTTTTGAACCTATTAATGATGCAACTGAATTAGCAATTAGAAAAGACATAACTGAAAATATTGAAAAATATGTTCCTATTGTTTTTATCATAAAATTAGATATTAATATTTCAAATGTTAATATTGATAGAAACATAATTTCAATAAATATTACTTTTGGTTTAAAGAATCAACCCAATATTTCTTCTAATGTTAATTTAGAGATTTAACATATTTTTTATATGCTAATTTCATTAACTTTATAAGAGCATAACTTGAATGAATAGTAAAACCATAATGATTAACCATTACGCAAGTTCCATTTCTCATTAATCTTTTATAATTTCCAGCAGGAACTCCTCTACCATATTTCATAATACTTATCATTTGTGATAATTCTTGTTCTTTTACTTTAAAACTTTCAACACTCCAATCACCACTAATTCCATCTGGTATGTTTACTTCTATTTTCATTTTAATTTTCCTTATTTTTCCATTCTTCGAAATATTCTTCATTTTCCTCTAAGCATTCATTATAATTTCCAGAAAATACTATATAAGTTTCTCTTTCTTCACATGATGGGCATATATAATTGTCATCCCATTCGGAAACGTGGATTTGATAATAATTTGAAGAATCTAATTTGTTGTGAATTTTATCAAAAACATCATAAAGAGATAATTCTTTATTATCTAATTTTAAATTTTTCAATTCTTTCCAATTTGTATAAAAATCATTTACTTTAATATCATCTGGACAATTTATAGATAAAGTAAAATGCATATTATTTCTCCTCAAATCCCAGTTCAACTTCAGCAAGTTTATTACTATTTCTAAAAAAACTAAAATTAATTTCATCAACCAATACATGTTCAGTTTTCCAAACAACTATATTAGTATCTAAAAAAATATTAGCAATAAACAAATCAATTAAGGTATCCTTTTTTAATGAATGTTGACTATTTTCAGATATAATATTTACTGTTTCAATAGAATCATCAATAGCAGAACAAATACCTACACAACTATTAAAAATTTTTACACTACTTTTTCTTATTAAATTTCTCATTTTAATTCTCCCTTTTATTTCTTAATCTGGTGACATTTTTTTAGTTTCACTGGTTCAAAGAAAGTATCATTTTGATTTTGATAAATAAAATTCATATATTCACCAAATTTTTCAAATGATCTCTTACCTTTTTCGGCTTTATTTTTCTTGATAGTTTCAACTTCTTCATTAGTTAATTTTTCAACTTTTATACTGTAATGATCATCACCAATTTTGTATTGTTTGAAATGTCCTTTTGAAGTTTCAAACGTTTTTACAAAAAAATCAGTAACGGTTCTTGTAACATCTTTATAGTTTGCTTTTAAATTACCTCTTTTGTTTTCAGTTCCTATTACAAAACTTCCATCTTTTTTAATGTATACGTCAAAGTCAAATAGTTTCATTTTGTTTTTCCTTTTTTTCTAACCAATTAGGTTCATATAAATAATATTGAAGTTCATTATCTGGTACTTCGTAAATCTCAGTATAATCGATACCTTTTTTGTCAAGGCGTTTTGTTACTTCTTCAACAGTAAAAGTTTCAGTGAATAAAACCTGATTTTCTCCACCATCGTAATCTGTTATCAGTATATTTCTCATTTGATTTCTCCCTGATTGTTTTTTGATTGTAATGATGCTACTTTAAAAAATCCTGCTGATAAGGCTTTTTCATAAGAAGTATTTAATTCTTCATTTGCAGCAATGCACCAAACTCCTGTTATAACATGGTCTTCATAAATTTTATATCCGTATAAACCACTATCAGAATAAGGATTAACTGTTACTTGAATATGAATACCTTTATCTCTAAGTTGTTTATGTAATTCGTTTGGGGTCATTTCATTTCTCCTTTTTGTTGTTTCTTATTATACTTAAATATACACATTAAAACGGTTGTTGTCAAGTGTTTTTTAATAAAAAAACGAATTATTTTTATAAAAATAAAAATCAATGAAAAAATATTTATAAATGAATTCATATAAAAAGGAATATATAATATGAGCAAGAAAAATATAAATTATTTAGGCAGAGATTTTTCAGAATTAAAAAATAATCTTCAAACATTTATAAAAAGTTATTACTCAAACCAATACCAAGATTTCACAGAATCTTCAGCAGGTGAAATGATGATTGATTTAGCCGCTTATGTTGGTGATGTTTTAGGATTTCATATGGATAGAAATTTACAAGAGTTATTTTCATCAAATCCCAAACAAAGAAGAAATGCAATAGAATTAGCAAAACGATTGGGATATAAACCAAAATCTTCTGTATCATCTCAAACAGATATTGATGTTTATATAACCGTACCATCCACCGGTACTATTGAAAATAAAGTACCAGATTCTAATTATCTACCGATTTTAAAGAAAAATACCAAATTAAGATCAAATACAAACCCATCAATTACATTTGAATTGATTGAAGATTTAAATTTTAAAATAGATTTAGGTGATTCTAAAACAGAAAAAACAATTGCTGAAACTGATGTAAATGGATTTGCTACAAAATTTTTATTAAAAAAATCAATACCTATTGTTTCTGGTGAAACTAAATCATTTAATATTAATGTAACAACACCACAAAAATATCTATCAATTGAAATGCCTAGTGATACTATAAGCGAAATCATAGAAATAAAAGATGCTGATGATAATATTTGGTATGAAGTTGATTCATTAGCTCAAGATACAATTTTTGTAGATGAAGAAAATTTATTACAGAACGATCCAGAAAGTTCAAATGATACTTCAACGGTATCATATAATTTAAAATTAAAACGTGTACCAAAAAGATTTACAACTCATATAGATGAAAACAATTTAACATATATCAATTTCGGTTCAGGAGTTTCTGATTCAAATGATGAGGAATTAATTCCTAATCCAATGAATGTTGGTTCACCATTATTAAATGCTTCTAATAAATTTGATTATGCTTTAGATCCTGAAAATTTCTTAAAAACAAAAACATTTGGTGAAGCACCAAGTAACACAACATTAACAATTAAATATAGAAATGGCGGTGGAATAAAAACAAATACACCATCAAATTCAATTAATAATGTATCGAATGCTACCTTTGTATGACCAGTAAATGTAAGTTCATTAAATTCAAGTAAAATTTCAGATGTTAAATCAAGTATTGCATGTGATAATCCTAAAGCAGCAACTGGCGGCAAGGGATTTTCATCAAATAAAGAAATTGTTGAAATGGCATTTGCTGAATTAAAATCACAAAAAAGATGTATAACAAAAGAAGATTATATTGTACGAACATATTCTTTACCATCAAAATTTGGTAATATATCAAAAGCATATGTTGAAAAAGATGATATTGTAAAATCAGATTTATCTAATGATACTCAAATAGCACAAGAAAATATAAACATTACAAGAAATCCATTTGGATTAAATTTGTATGTTTTAGCATTTGATAGTAATAATAATTTAACGAATGCTTCTACCGCATTAAAGAAAAATTTAAAAACTTATTTATCTCAATACAGAATGTTAACAGATACAGTAAATATTTTAGATGGTAATATAGTTAATATAAAAGTTAATTTTGAAATACTTGTATATCCAAATAAAAATAAAAATGAAGTATTATTAAAATGTATAAAAGCATTAAAAGATTATTTTAATATAAATGATTGAAATTTTAATCAACCAATTATATATTCGGATATTGCTAAGATATTAACTAATGTAGATGGAGTGAAATCAATTCCATTAGATTTTGATAGAAATTCTAATATGAGAAAAGGAATATGAATTGAGTGTTTAACAGATGGTAATTATTCAGATAATCATGTTGATATTGATGCATTAACTAAAAATGGAATTATTTATCCACCTAAAGAATTGAGTATATTTGAGATTAAGTACGGAGATATTGATATAGTCGGATATGTAAAATAAACAACAAAAGCCCAACAGATGATTGGGCTTTTATTTTATTAGGGTGATTATTGCTTATTCGTATTGTTCAAATCTAAATTTAGAACCTTTTTTAATAACTCTATAATTTGTTGATGTATATTCTTTTCCTTTTTTATTTCCAATTATACTATATTCATTATCAGAAACTTTTTTTAAAATTTTATGTCCATAAAAAAATTCATCAATAAGTTTATTTATACCTTCTAAACTTCCAGAAGTTGCCATTAATTTAGTTTTTACTTTTGATATTTTTGCTTCATCTAATACTTGTTTATTCATATTTTCTTTTAAAATTTTAATGTTTAAATTTTTCATTTTATTTCACTTCTTTTAATATTTTATTAATTTCATGTTCAGCCATAATTTCGAATTTTTTTAACAATGGAATAACAGCGTTATCAATTTTATCTCGAATTTCTTTTGCTAAATTTGATTGATTTTGAAAATTATCAAAATTATTTGAACTACTAGATTTTCCTTTAAATTGAATTTTAAATCCAATATCTTTTAATCCAGTATCAAATGATAAGTCTACAAATATATCTGTATCTCCAACCATAACATTTGCGTTATTATATCTTAATCCCATTGATTTTATTTTATAACCTGATTGTGCTTCTGTTAAATGTTGTGTTAAATTTCTTTTTAATTTATTAATATCTAAATCATTATTCATATTATAATTCCTTTTGTTTCAATTATAAATATTTTTTAAATTAAATTAATTTTCTTCTTCAATATCAACTTCTCCTGTATCAAGTTGTTTACCTTCAAATTCTAAGAACTTATAATTTTTTAATTTTAAAGGCTTTGGATCAAATAATTCTTCAATTCTAACAACAACACCTTCTGCTGGAACTTTAAAGTTATTCATACTACACATTGAATCTCCCATATTAAAAGTTATATTATGGTCCAAATTATTAGTAAATTTTGTTGTCCAATTTTCATCATTAACATCTATTTCTGGATATAGTTCTTTAGCAATCCCATAGTAATATAATGGGGTAGATTTAAATCCATATCTATAACAAAAATCATCAATACTATTTCTATCTAATGAATATACTTTACCATCTTCATTTGTAAATGTAATTTTATAAATATACAATTCACTTGTTCCAACATCTTGACCATAATGATAACCTTTTTGAATATATTTACCAGTAGATAAATATCCTACAATTTCTGCATATATTGAAAATCCTTTTGGAATACTATTTTTAATTTTATCTTTCCACATTTCCCAAATGTTTTCTGAATAGAAAGATTCCTTTTTTGGAAAGAATTTATTTTTAATAACTTTTCTTGATGAACATATTACATCATATTCTTTATCTTGAATTTTAACACCAAATTTTTGTAATGTCTTTTCTACAAAATTTAATTTTCTTTGTACTAAAATATTACTGAATACTGCGGAGGTCCCATGTAATTTTTTAGAAATAGAAATTATTGATTCTGGTTGTAATAGATGTAAATTTCTTTTTAAATGTTTAGTATCAGGATGAAAATGAAATTGACCATCAACCATTCTTGATATGTTTTTAAAATGTGTTTTATCATTTCTACTACCTTGTGAATTTTGATTTGATTTTACAACAATGTATTTTTCACAAATTTTAATATCATTTAATTCATCAAATTCATCTCCCAACATTGGTAAATGTTTATCATCAGATGCAAACACCAAACTTTCAAGACCAATGAATAATCCTTCACTTTTATGTCCTCGAAACTTCATTGTTTTTAATCTACCATTATCTTCAATATAACCTTTTTTATGTATATTTTCATTTAAATCTGAATGTCTATAAAGATTATTGTTTGAAAGAAATTCTTTTGATAATCTACATTCAGTAGGTAAAAATATTCCTACTTCATCAATTTGAGCATCTTTGCCTACAATTACTTGAGAACCTAATACAATACCAGCAACAACATTATCACAATTATCTAATGGAATAATGTTTGTTATTTTTGCAACGGTTGCACAATAATTTGGATTTTTTGGTTTTTTTAATTTCATTTTATTTCCTTTATTTTATGGTGGTGTCCCAACATCATAACTATATGTATCAGGACCATCTTCTCCTGATTTTGCTTCTTTGACCCAATCATGATATAATTCTGTTGGTTCATCTAAGTTAAATCTATATTCAGTTTGACCGTTTTTCCAACTTGCTAATGATATAATTATTTGAGTTCCATTTAATATTCTAACAACTTGATCAAGAACCCAATCTTTATGATGGTCACCATCAATACCACCATATTGACAAATTCGAAATAATGCCCAATCCTTTTGAGTATAATCAACGTATATTGTATCTTTTTTATCTACTATAATTTCTCCTAAATAACCTTCCATTGATGATCTCCTTTTTTAATTTTAATAATATACTAAAATAAATACTAATAAACAAGAAGAAAATTAAATAATTATTCTCATTTTTAACTAAGTTTATAATCAAACTTTACTTTTATATTTCTAATCTCATGACCATATCAATCTTGAATATCCACAATTTCATCATTCCATCCAGATTCAATTGCAATGTTTTTTACTAATATTATCGCTTCATGAAAACTAGCACAATATACTCTAACAATTTGAGTATTAAATAATTTTGCTCTATAATAATATTTTTTCATTATTTTTCTCCTAACATTGCAATATGTTTAGCAATTGATTTATAAGATTCTTCATTTCTATTATAATAAATCTCATTAATTTTTAAAGTGAATTTATCAAGTTTCCAAATTTGAAGATTTTTATATTCAACAAAATTGAATTCATCTAAAATTTTCACAAGACTTTCAGCAAGTTCATAATAAAATTCATAAGCAGATTCGTCAATATTAACAAAAACAAAATCATTACCACCAGAAAGAATTTCTCCAGAAAATTTATCTCTATCAATTTTTTCATAAGTTTTTGCAATTGATTTGATTTCATCATATTTTTTAGCAACATCAAGGTGTTTAATATGAACTCTAATAGCGGAATAATCAGAAGTAATAGAAACTTGTCGATTAGAAAAATTAAATTTTTCTTTAAGTTCTTTTCTTAGTGCTTTTGCTTTTTGATTCATTTTATTTCCTTTTTATTGTTTCTTATTATACTTAAATCTAATCATTTAAATGGTTAATATCAACTGTTTTCTAATAAAAAATTATTTAATTTTTCAATATTTTCTTTTTTGCGTGAAATTTTATATCTAAAAACCCAGGCAGCATCTGAATATTCAGTATTAAATTCTATATTTGTTTTATTTAATATTGTTTCAATTTGGCTTTTAATATTATCAGTTTGATTTCTATTAAATAATCTAAAAATACCAATCCCATAAGATGTTGGATATACTGTAACATTATCTTTAATTCCTAATTTTGTCAGTACCAATTTAAATTTTTTGGCAAAGTTAACATAAATCTTATCATTATTTAATTTATTCATAACCCAAGTAATATCGACAAGTTTATTTTTTGGAATTCGTAAAGATTTCATTGATATATAACCCTTATCTAATTTAACAAAATTACCTTCATAAATTTCGTTTGGATTATCTGTATTATTTGTAAACTTGTCGAAAAATGTAACTGTAAAGCCTAATTTTTTCAAATTTGATTCTAAATCTTTTGAAATGTTTGCCATGTTTATCTCCTTTTTGTTGTTTCTTATTATACTTAAATATACATATTTAAACGGTTAATGTCAAGTGTTTTCTAATAAAAAATTCAATTAAATAAAATAAAATTAAAAAACATTAAAAAAATATTTATAAATGATTAAGTATAAATGGAGAAAATATATGTACTATAAATTTAACCCCTTAAAAG